AAGAAGGTTTCCCTTGGACTATCACATATCCTGATGCACCATGAGCGAAGCGAAGACAATGATGACACAAGAAGTATCTCATGAACAAATCTATGAGCGTCTACTGGCTGTAGAGTCCAAAGTAGATAACATAGAGAAGAATACAGAACACGTAATCAAAGCCTTTAACGCTGCTTCAGGTGCTTTTCTAGTACTTGAATGGATTGCTAAAGCTGTGAAACCTATCATTATTATAGGTGCTTTCTTCGGGGCTATTTGGTTAGCTATTGACAATCGTTTTAATGGAGTTAAGTAATCATGAATAATTTACCTACACGTGGTCAACGTACTGCTAAGAATAAGAAACGTAAGAAAAAGTAATAAAAACACTTGACAAGATAATAAAAGTGTGTTACCATATTACAAGATATAAGGAATATTAATGGCTACGACTTATTTACAGTTGGTCAATAACGTATTGATACGGTTAAGAGAGACTGAAGTATCGTCAGTTGGAGATACTCCTTATAGTTCTTTGATTGGTGTATTCGTTAATGATGCTAAGAGAGAGATTGAGGATGCTCATGAGTGGAATGTCCTAACAACTACGATTGTACTTCCAACAGTGGCAGGTACTCGTAACTATACATTGACAGGTTCAGGTCAAAGGTTCCGTACTCAAGATGTCTTAAATGATACTCAAGACATCCCAATGCAGCAAGTACCTACTAACTGGATGAATAGACAGTACTTCTTAGGAACTATACAAGGTGCAGCTCCTACGTACTATAACTACAGTGGTATTGATGGTGATGACACTCAGGTAGATGTATGGCCTAATCCTGATGGCATATATTCACTGAGGTTTGAATTGGTTATTCCTCAAGCTGACCTAACAGCCAATGCTGATACTTTAAAGGTTCCAGCATATCTAGTACAGATGTTAGCCTACGCTAAAGCTGTTGGTGAACGTGGTGAAGATGGAGGTACATCCTTCAGTGAGATTTATCAGCAGTACCGCTTAGCCCTAGCAGATGCTGTAGCTATTGAGAAGAATCGTTATGATGATGAGACTACTTGGGTTGGTGTCTAATGGTAGCTAAACTCTTAACCACAACTATATCAGCTCCGGGCTTCCAAGGACTGAATACACAGGATAGCTCAGTCTCTCTTGAGGCTGGTTATGCTACTGTGGCTAATAATTGTGTGATTGATAAGTTTGGACGTATTGGTGCTCGTAAGGGATGGATTCTATCTCACGCTTCTAACAGCGACTTAAGCACTGCTGACGTTAAAGCTCTTGGTGAGTTAATTGATAATGCTGGTAACTCATACATTATTGCTGCTGGTAACAATAAACTGTTTAAGCTTGTAGGTTCTACACTATCACTACTGACCTACGGTGGTGGCGGTACAGCTCCTACCATCACAGACAGTAACTGGCAGATGGCTCCGTTGAATGGTGTGTTATATCTGTATCAAGCTGGGCATGATCCTTTAGTGTTTGACCCAGCAGTCAGTGCAACTACATTTAAGCGTGTGTCTGAGAAGACTGGCTATGTAGCTACAGTGTCCAGTAACAATACAGTTATCAGTGCCTATGGTCGTACATGGTCAGCTAATAATGCAACAGTTAAGAGTACCATTCAGTTCTCAGACTTACTTGCAGGTCATGTCTTAAGTACAGGTACAGCTGGTACATTGGATGTATCTCAAGTGTGGCCTAATGGTGCTGATGAAATTATATCCTTAGCAGCTCACAATAACTTCTTGATTGTCTTTGGTCGTAGACAGATTCTTATCTACTCCAATGCTACTGACCCTAACAACTTAACACTATCAGATGCCATTACAGGTATGGGGTGTGTTGCCAGAGACTCAGTAGTAGCTACTGGTGGTGACGTTATCTTCTTGTCTGATTCAGGTGTACGTTCATTAATGCGTACCATCCAAGAGAAGTCAGCTCCAATGAGAGACATTAGTGCCAATGTACGTGATGACCTAGTGTTGGAGATTAGCTTAGAGACTGCAGCTGATATTAAAGCTGTCTACTCAGACAAGGAAGCCTTCTACCTATTGTCTCTCCCAGCTCGTCAATTAGTGTACTGCTTTGACATGAGAGCACCTCTACCTAATGGAGCTAACAGGGTTACAACGTGGGATGGCTTAGTTCCAACAGCTTTTAAGTACACTCGTAATAAAGACTTGTTAGTTGGTGAGTCTGGATACATTGGTAAGTATGATGGTTACAAAGACAATGCTAACTCATACTTAATGAGATACTTTACTAACTACTTTGACTTCCAATCACCTACTGTGATTAAGTTAATGAAGAAGGTAGGCATTACAGTTATTGGTGGTCAGGGTTATCCAGTCACTTTAAAGTTTGGCTTTGATTACAGTGACATTCTGAATACCAGACAGTTTGACTTGGCCAATGCTGCAGTAGCTGAATACAACATAGCTGAGTTTAACATTGGTGAGTATGGTGGTTCAGCTTTTGACAATAAGATTATTAACATTGGTGGTTCAGGTAAGGTTATTCAACTTGGCTTTGAAACCAATGTATTTAATAAAGCAATATCCATTCAGAAACTTGATGTCTATGTTAAGACAGGAAAGACACGATAATGAGTAACTATACAAAAGCAACTAACTTTGCAGTTAAGGATAGCCTAAATACAGGCAATGCTGCAAAGATTATTAAAGGTACTGAGATTAACACTGAGTTTGATAACATTGCTTCAGCAGTGAACTCTAAACCTGATGCTAATAACGGTGCATTGACAGGAACAACCACTGCAGTAAACCTTACTGTCTCTGGTACTTTAACAGCTACTATTGATGGCGGGAGTTACTAATATGGGTGATTTTGATTGGACAAGTTTACTTGGTGGTATTGCCTCTGGTGCTGTAGGCTCTATTGGTACTAACTACGCAGCTAACCAAGCAGCTAATGCAGCTACACAGTCTGCTGAACGAGCTGCACAGATGGCTCAATTCAGACCTGTAGGAGTTACCACTCGCTTTGGTAAGTCAGGCTTTAACTACGACGATACTGGAAAGCTTATCGGTGCTGGTTATCAGGTAGCTCCTGACGTAGCTGCAGCCCGTGAAGGTTTGATGGGCATGGCTGGTACTGGCTTAGGTCAGGCTCAGCAGATTCAAGCATTCCAGCCACAGGTTAATCAAGCTGCTCAAGGTTTGTTTAACTTAGGTCAAGGCTACTTAGCTAAGACACCTGCAGAACAAGCTCAGATGTACATGACTCAGCAGCAGCAGTTACTTGCTCCCGGTCGTGAACAGCAACTTGCACAGTTGAGCAATCAACAACAGCAACGAGGCCGTATGGGTCTAGCTACAGGTGCAACTACTGCAGGTTACACAGCAAATGCTCCCGGCTTAGCAGCTTCAAACCCTGATTTTGCAGCTATGTACAATGCCAGAGCACAACAAGATGCTCAGTTGGCTGCTAATGCTCAAACATTTGGTAATCAACAAGCACAGTTTGGTCAAGGTTTATTGTCTGGTGGTTTGAAGTTGGCAAGTGAAGGCTTTGGATTACAGAATCAAGCTCTTACGCCATACACTAACTATTCTCAAGCTGCTGTTAACTTGGAAAACTTAGGTCAGAATGCTTTGACTCAAGGTACTGCATTAGGCGGTGCAGGTGCAGCTCAGAATCAGCAAGCAGCTAACTTGTATATGCAAGGTCAGAATACAGCTAACACAGCTCAACGTGCAGCTTTGCAGGGAACTGTTGGAGGCTTAACAGATCCAATTAGTCAACTCATTGCAGGTTTAACAGGTGGTGGTAATACTGGTGGTGTTAATTACAATGCTGTGATTAATCCTTACTTTACACCTACCCGATAATAAGGAATAACAACATGGCAACACAATCAGTTCAAGGTTTGTTTGGAGGCATGGGTTCTCCTGAGGAAGCGCAACGTGCTGCACTAGAACAGAAGGCTATGCAGTTTGCTCAGCTGTCACAAGACCAACAATTAGGTGCAATGGGTTACAAAGGCGGTGCTAACCTAGGCCGTGGCTTAGCTAGTGCCTTTGGTGTTGACATTCAAGACCCAGCAATGAAACAAGCTTCAATGCTTCGTCAGTTGGCTTCACAGTTTGATACTGGAACTGTAGATGGTATGAAGCAATATGCTGCAGCTCTTCAAGGTGTTAATCCTGAGATGGCTAACAGGGCTATGGCAATGGCTCGTGAGATGGAATTGTCTGAAGCTAAGTTAGGTTCTGAACAAGCACTTAAAACACAGCGTGAGCGTGAGAGAGAAGCTGCAGATCCTTTCCAGAAGCTTATAGAGAAGGGTGTTTATACTCCTGCAAGTTTAGCATTGTACAAAACATCTAAGAATGTAAGTGACTTGAAGTATAAAGATAAAGAGTTCTCACCATCAGAGATTGAAACATTGCAAGCATATAGACGTACACTCGTTTCACCAGCTCAAGACAAAGAGATTGCAGAAGTGAATGCTGTGATTAAAGCAGCTGGAGAAGGTAAGTCAACTAAGATTATTAATCAAATTCCCGGTATAAGTGGAACTGGTGATATTGTTAGTCTTCGTCAAAACCTAAACACTACATTGAAGCCTTATCGTGATGCTGTCAACGCAGCTGCTACAGCTATTGAGTTAGCTGATGATGTTCTTAAGACAGGTAACTTTGCTTCAGCTTCTGCTTTATCTCGTCAATTAGCCAAGGCCGCAGGTGAGACACAGTTGTCTAAAGCTGACGTAGAAGCTTTTGGTGGTGATCCTTCATTAGTTGGTATGGTGTCTGATACTGTTTCTAAACTTACAACAGGAACAGCAACTGCAGATACAACACGTAAACTTAAACAACTTGCTCAACTTATCAAGAAGAAGAATGAAGCTCTTGAGAAGAATGAGATTATACAAACACAACGTACAGCTGAACTATCTGGCTTGTACAAACCTGAGCAAATTAAAGAGATCTTTACACTAAGAGGTAACGCACCTACCACTACACGTAAAACTAAGAGTGGTGTTGAATACTCTGTGGAGGAATAATTAATGAAATATATTATTAACGGTAAGCCTGTTACTGTAGATAAAGAACTAACTGATGCTGAGATTGATGAGATTGCAGCTGACTTAAGTGGCGGTATCCCTACTGAAGGTAATCCACCAGCTCCTCCAACGCAGCCTCAGCTGTCTCCCGGTTGGCGTATGTACAATAATGCTGTGATGGGTGCTGCTGCAGTTCCTATTCTCGGTACAGCTGCTAGAGGTTTACAAGCATTAACACAAACAAGTAGAGCAGCACCATATACAGCTAACTTGGCTAAAGCATTTCTACCTCAGTCTGGTCGTGCATTAGCAGCTGAAGGAACTATTGGAGCTGTTAGTGGTGTAGTTGGTGGAGAGACAGGCCAACAGGTTGCTCAGAAGTTTGGAGAATCTTATAGACCTGTAGGTGAGTTTGTAGGTGGATTAGGTTCAGGTATGTTTGCCAATACAGTTACTCGTAACGTACCTGAGATGGCTATAGGTGCTTGGAAAGCTCAGACTGGTAACATTGTAGATGAAGTGTCAACAGCAGCTGGTGGTGCTCGTGCTCGTGGTAAGTTGGCACAAGCTATGGAAGCTAACCCAACACTGTCTGATGATCTTTTAAGAGCTAAAGAGATTGAAGCTTCTACAGGTGTAAAGTTACCAGTTACAGCTGCTTCCAAGGGAGATACTACTTTAGGTGGTTTGGTTAGTTCACAGACATCACGTGGTGAGAATGCTTCATTTACAGCTTTCATGGCTAACCAAGAGAAAGAAGCTTTAGAGGCTGTAAGAGTAGCACAGCGTAGACTTGCTGGAGATCCTAAGAATGCTGAAGCTATTGCTGAAGTAGAAGCTAAGAAAGTAGAGCTTGAGAACTTCCGTAGAGAGACAGCAGCTGAGATGCGTCTAGCTAATCAGAATCGCAGAATTGAAGAAATAAATACCCGTATCCAAGAACTTACTGAGGATACTTTGAATGTATCTACAAATAAAGAAGACATTGGCAACCGTGTCAGTAGTCTTTTGTCTGCTAAAGAGAAGGCTGTTCGTGATGACTTCTCTAAGAATGTATACACACCTTTATTAAGTAAAGCTAAAGCAGACGGTGTTGAGATGGAGTCTCAGGTAGCTGCTGTAGTGTGGAACTACATCAAGCAGGAAAGAGCTAGTGATGTATTTGCTAAGTTCCCCGGCTTACTGTCACAAGTTGATAAAGCTTTTGCACCTAAGAGAGCACCTACAAGTAGCAAGTTTGCTGCAAAGTATCCACAACTTGTTAAATCAACTGAAGGTACTTTTGAGCCTGTGTCTGTTACTGATGTTGACTCTTTAAAGAGAGCTGTTAACAAAGCTATTGGAGACACTCAGGACAGAGATCAATCACGTATCTTGCTTGGCTTTAAGAAACAACTAGATGAAGCTATTGGTACTATGCCTGAGTCCTTTGCAGTTCCATATAAGCAAGCTGATAAAGATTTTGCATTTAAGGTTGGAATGCCTTTTAACGAAGCTGGTGTAGTGTCTGTAGACAGAGCTAGGTTTGTTGAGTCTGTAGTTCCAATGCTTACAAATAAGCCTTCTGCTGTACGTCAGATCTTAGCAGCTTCTGATAACTCACCTGAAGCTGTGAAGATTATTCAAGATGCTTTCTTAATGCGTATTGCACAGACAGATGGTATTGTCAATAAGAACACATTGGAAATTAATCCAGCAGCTTTAACATCATTCCTTAAAAAGAACAGTGCTACTATTGAACAAGTACCGGGCTTAAAAGAATTCTTAGAGAAAAGGTCTGGAAACATAGTTGGTTTACGTACAGAAAGAGAACGTATTATTACTGACCAAACACAAGCAGCAGTTGAGAAGTACTCTAATGTGTGGTCAGAGGCTTATGGTTCTAAGAATGGTTTTCAAGGCTTTGTAAACAATGCTTTAAAGACTCCTGAAGACATGAACAGGCTTATCAAGATGGCTGGTTCAGACCCTGCACTTCGTAACGGTCTTAAAAGTAGCATATTAGATATTGGTTTAAATAGTCCTAACAAGATAGAGTTCTATACTGATAACGCTAAGACCATTGATAGTTTGTTTGGTAAAGACCACTCACAGACAGTTAAGGATCTGTTAGAAGGTTCTCAGAGACTTGCACAGTATCCACTGCGTAACAAGGTTAACCAGACACTGACACAGCAGACTGGCTTTGAACGTGAGTTTGGTACAGACCCAGCACGAGCTGCTTCTCTAGTTCGTCAACAAGTTCAGAGTACCTTTTATAAAGTAGCTACTTTGTTTAGTCGCTTCGTTGAGAATAAAGCTACTAAGTCAGAGGCTACTGAGATACAAGAGTTCTTAAAGAATCCCGGAGCTGTTGCAGATGCTGCTGAGCTATTAAAGTCTTTGAATGATACCTCTGATAAAGGTATTAAAAAGGTTTTAGGTATAGCTGGTAAGTTAGCTAAGAACACTGCTTCAGCGGGTGTCTTTGGTGGTCTAGCTCCTGTGATTACTGGTGAACTTGGACTAAGCGAGAGACAGCCAATACAGCCTTACGCTGAGTAACAGCCATGAGAAAGCTAATAGTAGTCCTACTAACCCTAGGACTTTTAGCTTCTACTCCCTCTAGTTCCAGTGATAACTGTAGTGTACGTGAGTTCTATGGTATAGCCTACACAGTACATAATCCTACTGAGCGTCACCAACAGATGTCTAGGTGGCTTACAAACCATCAGACATTGTGTAAAAGTTCCGACATGGTCGTAATATGGAACAATCTGAGTGAATGGGCTGGAAGTGCAGATAGTGCAGAACTAAGGCACAAGGTTATTATTGCTTACAAGAATGCTAAAGCAAGGGAGTCTAAGTGATTACCTTAGATAAGCTTTATCCGATGGTAGAGCCTAAGCAAGGTGTAGAAGCTATGGCCTTCAATAAAGCAGTAGAGCGTGTACAGGATGAATATAAGCAAGCTATAGAAGCTAATAAGATTGAATTAGCTACTCTTCAATTAGAGCTTGAGCTGTATAACAAGAAGGCTAGAGTTCAAGAGATAGAACTTCAAGTGTTTAACAAACCAACAATAATAGACACATACACATAGGAGATTGATAATTATGGATGATGTGAAAAGTAAACTAACTTTCTATGTTACTTTCATGGTTAGTTTTACATTGTGTATATCAGTGTTAGCCATGATGTCTGCATTTGTCTTAGGACTATGGGCTAGGGAAGTTGATAATGCTGAGATATTCAAACTATTATCTCCAGCCTTTCAAACTATTATCGGTGGCTTTATTGGCCTATTAGCAGGTGTGAAGTTATCTCACGATGACGATAAGAAACATTGTAACAGAAGGGATTGATTATGTTAGATATGTTAGGTGGTGGCTTACTCGGTAGTATCTTCGGAGGTCTATTCCGAATGGCTCCGGAAGTCCTTAAGTGGCTAGACAAGAAGAATGAGCGTTCACATGAGCTGAATATGTTTCAGTTCCAGTGTCAACTAGAAGCTCAACGAGGTGCTCAAAGGTTATCTGAGATTGGTGCTCAACGTGAAGCTGCTATTGATGTTGGTGTCATGGATGCCTTCCAGTCAGCTATTGAGCAACAGACTGAGATGGTTAAAGCTGCTGGAGCTGGATGGGTAGCTTCTCTGTCTGCCTCTGTACGTCCTGTGGTGACTTACTGGATCTTAGGTCTTTGGAGTTTCATTCATGTATGGTTGTCCTATAACGCATGGTCTACAGGTATGCCTCCAATGGAAGTATTCAAGATCATGATGTCAGCTGACTTTGCAGCCTTGGTATCAGGTACTTTGAACTACTGGTTCCTAGACCGTACACTGGCTAAACGAGGTCTGTAATGGATCTAAGTATTGCAGCTGAGCTGTGCAAGAGGTTTGAAGGGTTTAGAAGTAAGCCCTACCTCTGTCCTGCTAATGTAGCTACGATAGGTTATGGTAGTACTTATTATGCTAACGGCACTAAGGTAACTCTGCAGGATGCTCCCATGAGTGAACCTGAGGCTGCAGAGCTTCTCATGAAGGAGCTTGAGCATACTTACCTACCGGGTGTCTTAAGATACTGTCCTATTCTAGCTACTGACAACAGAAAGCTTAATGCCATTGTTGACTTCACCTACAATCTGGGTGTTGGTAGACTACAAAGCAGTACACTTCGTAGGAAGATTAATGCTCAGGAATGGGATGCAGCTAAGGAAGAGCTACTTAAGTGGAACAAGGGAGGCGGTAAAGTACTTGCTGGCCTTGATAAGCGAAGGAAAGCTGAGATAGCACTGTTCTAAGATACAGAAAAGCCCCAAAGGATCACTCCTAAGGGGCTTTTTAGTTACTGTCCTAGTATATTCTTCAGTTCATGACGATTAATCAAGGATAAATGCTAAGGTTAAGAATCCTATATGTAAGTAGATGACTTGGTTAGCTTCATCTGACATATTGTTCTCCTCATCCATGATGTAGAGTTCATCAGCTTCAATACCAAAGACTAAGCCAGTCTTGAATTCAAAGTCAAGCATCATATTTCACATCCTTTAGTAATGGCTGATATTGCTTCAGTAGCTTGTTCGTTATTGAACACGTACCACTCACCTTCCCAATGGTGTTTCTCAAAGTATTTATGCCAAAACTCTTCTTCATTTCCTCTTCCTTTACCGTGATAAACACAGGTTAGGGCATAAGGATTGTTTGACTTAATTGTTTTTAAACGTTGTTCAAGATTTGACGTAGTTCCTATTTTGTAATAGTGGTCATTACATTTAATAACATATAAGTCTGTTTCTACGTTCTGTGCATAAATTCCTTTACGACCATTAACTTTACTAGAACAGCTTTTACATTGTTTAGATTTATCGTTTCTAAGGTTAGTACCTGTAACAGTTGCTGTGTTCCCACAATCACATTTACAAATATAAAACCAGTTGCCGGAGCGTTCATTCTTATGTGAATACTCCAGCACTGTCCACTTATTAAAGCGAACACCTATCATGTCTTCCTTGTTATGGAGTCCATTATAGGCTGTCATCTTAGATCTCGCAACCGCCAGAAGCAGTGCAAGCCAGTGTCTGAGCACCTTCTACGTTGTCAGTACCTTCAACCAGTTTGTCCCAATCAATACCAGCTGGCATAGCAGCAACCATTGCATGATACTCTTCTTCAGTCATGGACTCATAAGGAGCTTGTCGGTATGTTCCACCATCCATAGGTAAGAAGCTCACACCTGTAATCTCATCAAAGTTATTCCACACCCATGCACCAACTTCAGGCCACTCAGTCTCAGTCACTGAAATAGTCACTGATGGCTTGTGCTCACAGTAGTGTCGCTGGAACAGTAACCACAGTTTCAAGTGTTGGATAGCATTCAAGTCTTCACGCAGTACAGCACCTTTCTCAACTCGCATTGGGAAGCTAAAGATAGTGGTGCTATCTGGCTTCATCACACACAGCTCAGACGGGAACCCTTGCTCTTTCAAGAATGCAGTCAGAGGGTCTTTGTTATCAGACCGTACACGACGAATAAAGTACTGACTGTGCTGAGGGTGAATGCCACTAGCAGTGCCTGTGAGCTGCGATACAGTTCCTTCAGGCTTAATGGCAGTAATGGCAGCACTACGATTAATACCGATAGCGTCAGCAAACTCAGCGTTAGTGTCAATAGCAACATTCTTCATTCCTTCCAAAATAGCTGGTAGTTCAACACTATCAGGATTATTCAACAAGGCATTGTCCAAGATACCAGTCATAGACACGCCCAGCAAACGCTCATCTTCAGTGTTTGTCTGCCACACCTTACGAAGGTACGGGAAGTTAGTCATCGTCGATTGAAAAGTCCCCAGAATAGTAGCCAAGCGCACTTTATTCCGTAGAGTATCCACACTATCATCGCTCCGAACAATAACAGAAGACAGATTACAAAATTGATAAGGTCTAAGGATAATCTCACTGCAAGGGTTTGTACCCCACTCTTTACCCAATTCCCTACGTCCACTCTTAGCTGCTTGAAGTTCACTTGCATAACGATTAAAGATGCCTCGCTCTCCAGAATGTGATTCATAAATGCTTGACCACTCACGCATGAACTTACCTACGTCAGGCTTAACTTCGTAGATGGCACTGTTGTTAGCTAATGCACGTTGACCATTACCGTCCCACCAGTTACCAGCTTTAGCATGAGCCATACGGTCATCACTCAAGTCTGATAGGGAAATCATTGCTGATCGTCGTACACCACCGACAACCACGACTTCTCCGACCTTACATAGAATATCGTGTGCCTCAAGTGAGGTGAGCTTCCGTCCAACCGCTTTATGGAACTTTGCAACCACATACTTGAAGAGGTCAACGAGTGGTTCTGGCCCTGATGCTCTTCCACCAAAGGTCTTAAGTCTCGCTCCTGCCGGACGTACACCAGAAACATCCCACTTAGGCACTTCTCCAGCGTATAGCAAGGCAATGACTTGTCGTAAGGCTTTAGCCCATCCTTCTTTGGAGTCCTTAACATTAATGACAGTGCCACTATTGTACAACTCAGTTGGAATCTCAGGTAACTTAGATACATACTTTTGCTCCACACTAAAGCCTACACCAGTACCACACAGTAGAATGTACATAGCCTCATCAAAGGCTTTGGGATCATCAATAGGTAGGTATGAGCAGTTATAACCTGCAATGTTCTGACGCTCTAAAGCATCACCAGCTGTCATGATGCTTCGCATTGATGGCATCACTTCTAAGTTAGTTACAGCATTCTGCAGCTCATCACGCAGTGGCTGTGTCAGTGTGTAGTCGTGCTTGTCTTTTAAGTGCTTGGTCATGAACTCAAAGTAACGATTCACAGTCTCAGGCCAGTGCTCTCTACGGCCTTTATCATCTAAGTAGCGAGAGTAGCGGCTCTTGCCAATGTACTCTTGGTATGGTGTCATAGTTGTATTCATTTAGTCTAGTTCCTTTATTAAATATTCTTGTTTCTTCTCAATCACATCATCAAATCTTTCGACAAGGTCATCACTCTGGAGTCCTAACAGTTCCACGAGTGTGACCTCATCTAAACGCTTGAGAGCCTCTTTCAGTTCTTCAAATGTTATGTTTAACACATTCGTTGCTCCGCACACGTTTATCAATCTCTCTGTCAATGTACCATTTAGCCTTCTTCAGGTCTTCAATGGCATCTTGCTTAAGGTCACACCGCCAGATGTACTTGATTGCATTACCTAAGTTAAAGCCCATGTGTTCTGTAACTTGGATACATTCAATACCTGAGGGATGTGCAGTGTAGTGAGGAGGTCTGTTAACTACATCCTTAGCTCTTTGAAAGAACTCATCTATCTCTTCATCATCCTTGCAGTCTACCCACTCTTTAATGGCTTCACTTAGAGGCTTAGCTGCTTCTTGTCGAATGTAAATGTTACGGTCAACCCATCTATCAAACTGAAAGCAGTGGTTACATGGGTGAATACCTTTATCAAGATTACTATAAAAGCAGGTTTTACATTTCTTATCAAGCTCGTCCATATTTCCTCCCTAGGTATTCAACACTTAAAAACATTTCATCCGATGTACCATCTTTAACTTCATTTAAAACAACCAAACCTCGCCAGTGTTTGTTAGACAAAGAATCCATATAGTCCTCGTTATGTAAATAGTAACTTCCTGCAATTATAGCTGTAATTGACTTACCGTCAGCACGTTTTCCATAGGCTACTTGTCTTCCTTGCTGGTGTCCGCATACAACAGATTGATGTAGTTTAGTAATCAACTGCTGTGCAGATCCTGTAGGACGACCCATAGCACCACTTGGAAAGTAATGACTAAACCCAATACCATTAATAAACACAGGCTCTAAGAAGGAGTGAACTTCCCAATCTTTAGTATTTAAATGATCGTATGTCATTAAACCTTCTAACATAGGATTATTTTGAACAGCCCTTGAAAGTCTATTCTCATGATTACCCATTAAGAAAACCAGATAAGGCTTATATACCTTATGCTTAGATTCTTTCTGGGCTTTCTGAGTTGCTTTTAAAGGTGCTAAAAGAAGTTCCATTCCTTTGTTTCCAGCTTCCACATCAGCAAGATACCTTTTACCTTCAAAGTATTTGCTGCCAGCTTTATCATGACTGCTAAGGCTAGGAAAGTCCCAATGATCTCCAAGGTGTACTACAACATCAGGCTTGTAATCAACAATAGCTTTACCAGCCCAAGTGAGGTGCTCCATAGAAACATCTGGTTTACACTGTGTATCAGGTATCACTAAGATTTTCAATGTCATCCCCTTCAACTGTTAGTCTCTCACCTTCACGTAAGCCAGCTTTGATGGCTTCTAAGATTCCAAAAGTAAGCAGTGCCTTAGCTTCTTCGTTAGTGAGATCAAACTGAAATGTAGCACTACCATCCTCATGCTCTTTGATAAGGTCAACTTGCATCTTTGTTAGCCTCCTTCAAGAATTCTTCAGCATCATTAACAAACATGAAGTATCTAAGACACACAGCCAGAGCTTCGTTGACTTCCTTGCAGCTGGCAATGTCTTCAGGATGACTACTCCAACCACCATCAAGAGTATTCAAGTAAGTACTCTTCATAGTCTCAACTGTGATAGCGTCTGTAAAGTCTTCCCAAGCATTCTTAATCTCAGGAGACTTCATCATTGCTTGAATTAGATTATTTATCATATTTAGAACCTCTTTCATTTAACCATGACATAGGAATATCTTTATCGGCATACTTGAATCCATGCTTAGTGCACCAATCCCCGTATGTAGTTTGGCTTAACTTTGATAGCTTAGACCTAGAGTTACTGAAGACAAATCTAATATCAAGTTCAGGATGTTGTTCCTTCACCATCAAGTGTTTCTGTCTATCAGCAGTCACGAACCTGCCCTTGCTCTCAATGATAATACCGTTACTCAGTAATAAGAAGTCAGGAGTGTATGTACGCTTCTTCTCAGGCTGCGTATATGCAATCACTAGCTTCTCATACTCAAATGGAACACCTAAGGCTGTTAGGTTATCAGCTATTTTGTCTTCTAAGCCAGATCTAAAGCCATGCTTCAAAGCTACTTGTCTAACTGTCAGTGGCTTCTTACGCTTAGGCTTCATCTGATTTTGTCCTGTGATACTGGTGCAGTAAAGCTCCGAAAGCATCTGTAAACTCTTCATCGTGGTTTAGCTTACCCATTGTAAACATAATGGCATGAACTAACTCATGATAAAAGGTTTGCTCAGTACTTTGTTTGTTCATTCCACTACGAATTGAGATAGTCTGTTTCTCAGAATCACACTTACCCATATCGTCTAAATGATTAACAAACTCTACTGTCCAGACTGCTCCTGCGAGACTGAAGGTGGTTGCCACATCTGGTTTGGTTTTCTTCTTAACCATAAAAGCTTACCGTTTTCCAGTACCCTGTCAGTATTGCCGTCATAAGCTTTGATACAAGCTGCATATAATTCCTCTTCGGTTGTACAGTCTTTGAGAATCTTATCAGCCTTTACAGGGCCAATACCTCGGATACCTTCAATGTTATCAACTCTGTCACCTGTAAGTATCTGTTTATAGAAACTGTACAAGCCTTCAAACTCAGTAACATAATACTCCTCATCCTTTACAGGATTATAGTGCCACCCCGGTAACTGATCTAGATCCTTGTCAACGTGGACGATCCAGTAGTTACCTTCAGTGGACGCTATGCCTACAGAGTCATCAGCTTCCTCGTTCTCAGACATCTTAGCACCGAGCTTCATGAGATGTTTGCGAAGAGCCTCATAGTGCTTAGGCTTGGGAGCATCCTTACGATTACCTTTGTAAGGAACAGTGGTAGCTACCTCGAATCTAAAGTTAGTTTTACCTGTAATCCATGCTCTGTAGTCATCACACTTCAAGCGCATATAGATTATATCAGTAAACCACTCTGTGAGTCGATTTAGTGCCCACCGTTCCTCTTCCTCCTCACATGAGAAGCCAACTTTATAAACTAAAAAGTCAGCATCTACAATAGCCTCAGTTGGCTTTTCAGAGGACATCGTCCGCAGTCTCTTGCTCTTCACCTTCAGGGACGTACACCTTCAGCTCAGTCACTACCAACTTCTTGATGGAAGGTGCAGCACCGAACTTAGCTGACATCTTGTGACGATACGAAGAGATAACTGCGTGACACTTAGTACCATTACCCATCATGGCAATGTCTACAGGATTGCCTTCCTCATCCACAGGTGTGAACAAGTAAGTTGACTTAGCAACAATGAAGTTACCCATGCTCTCTTTGTTCTTGATGTTGATGCCCAGCTCTTTCAACTTCTCACAAGCTGCATCGCTCAAGTTACCAATGGTACATTCGTACTTCTTGTTGTCTTCGTTGAACTTAGTGTTAAAGTTATTCATCCAGTTGCTCCAGAAGATTTCACCAGCAACTTTAACGGGTTTCATGCTATCAATACTCATTTCATTTTCCTTTACGCAGTAAACCTGCTCAACTATCAATGCAGCTCTTGTGACGGGTGAGCTGTATTACCCGATGCCAGATCTTCTAAGTACACAAGTGCAGATAATAGCACAGTATATACCTCTTCAAGATCTAGATCCTCTCCTATCTTAATCCTGAAAGTTTCACCTTCAACATTAAATAGTATTTGATTCTTATCAATGTGTTTCACGCCAGTTGTTACCAATCTTGTACTCCCCGTCTAGTGGACAACGAAGCTTGAAATGCAACCCAGCTTCAACAATACTTCTCTTAGCAGCCTCACCTACCATTGTAGCATATAACTTCGGAACTTCAAGTTGAAATTCATCATGTACATTTGCTACCAGTTTGAAAGGCAACTTTCTAGCCTTAGCCTTATCATAAAAGATAGCTAAAGCCTTCTTCATCACAATCGCCCCAGCCCCTTGAAGGAGCGAATTGAGAGCTGCGTGTTCGGAGCGAACCCATATCTTACGACCATCAAGCCCCGGTACAAAGCCCTTACTCGCATATCCGACAACCGTACTTCTAAGCAGTTGTAAGGCGGGCGTGTTCGTAAGAAAGGCATCGATAAGTTTCTGTCCCTCTTTAGCACTACCACCGACAATGGAACCAATCTTAGATGGCCCTGCTCCATATAAAAATGCGTAAATAAATGTCTTCGCTTGATCCCTTGTCTGGAGACCCGCAGCTTTTTGGTTCTGCGTGTGAACGTCAGTTCCATCCTTTGATGATCCTTCAGTGACCGTTTTAACATAATCTTCATCTTTCATATAGTGTGCAAGCATACGAAGCTCAAGGCCACTAGCGTCACAACCAACCAATACGTTACCTGCTTCCACAGTCCAACACTCTCTGCACTCAGGGCCATAAATACTCCCAGCATTAGGAATCTGTGCCATGTTAGGACTACTGTGTGTCATCCTACCAGTTACAGCTCCATTCGTTATAACCTTACCGTGTACTCTACCGTCCTTACCTACAGCTTCAAGCCAGCTTTCAATCTGAGCTACACGTTTCTGCAGCATCAGGTACGTGGCAATCAACTGAGCTTCCGGTAGAGGAACCTTAGCAAGCACAGACTCATCGACAATAGCCTGACCCTTCTCAGTAAACACCTTAGGCTTCCATCCTAGTTCCATCAGCTTCTCTCCGATCTGCTTTCTACTTCCGGGATTGAAAGTATCAATGCAGTCTTTGATGGGCTTTCCACTTGTCTTGTGGAACCTTGGTGTGACTGTTGGAGGCCATCTCTCTTGCATCTGCTCATAGATTTCAGCCATCTTTCCCTTGATGTCAGCAAGTAAGCAAGTGGCATAGACTTGATCGAGTTTGAATCCATGGCGTTCCTGTTCAGAGATGATAGCTGCTACCTTATGCTCAAGTTCAAGGCACTCTTTGTTCTTCTCGTCCTTCTTTTCTTCAAAGAGAATAGGATGGTAAAACTCATAGAAAGTATCCAGTTTAGAATTAAGGTGCTTATAAAGATTACAAGTGACCTCAACGTCCCTAATGCAATAATACTCCAGAAGAGCCATGTGAGGAATGTTAAAGCACTCACCTTTGTATTCCTCTCGTCGTTCCATCAACCATTCCCATATCCTTTTGTAGTCTACCTTCTTAACTGTCCCCATCCTGTTGCCCCATGCGTCTAAGCTGTGCCCGTTCTCTACTGAGGGATCTAGCAGTCTTGAGGCTATCAGTGTATCGAACACTTGGTTCAAGCGAATCTTCGTATTCCAGATACGATTGAGGATCGGTGCATCGAACCCGATTAGATTGTGACCGCAGATCAATGTAACGTCCTTTAAATACTCCACGAGGCTGTCTGCTGCTTTCCATACGTTCACTTCTCCACTGTCAATGTCCTTAGTTACCACCATCCAAATCGTGTTGTGATCTAAGGTTGTCTCTATGTCCAATACGATACGCTTCTCCGAGTTTGTACTCTTCATATTCTGCTTTCAAGTCTTCATAATGGTGAATGAGTAACTGATACTTGTCCTGCATTTCATAGTACTTAGTCTCCAAGTCCAACATTCTACCAGCTATCGTGTCTACGTCAATCATGTTACCTTACCTCTATAAGTTAGTTCAGGGCAATGATACAGTGTACCCTTCCAGTCAGTATGGTAGGCAGTCTTTACAGGGTCTACTGCGGTTACTAGTAATGTATTCCTCTTACGTTCCTTAGCTCTTCTCCTGTAAGCATTGGCCTTGTCCCTGTTGGCTTTAGCCCATGCTCTTTGTTTCTGTCTATTATTCTCCTTACGGGCTTCAATGATAGCATCAGCTTCGTCTTGATTCTTAACGTTCTTAACCCACTTACTCATTTTGCAGCCTCCATGTACAGACCCACGTTACCTAGTGCATAACCTACAAAGGCTATACCCAGACCAGTATTCCCTTTGTAGAGTAAGTCCACAGCTACGATAGTGTAGACCACCCCAACTACAGCGATTAACCATGCACTCATTTGTCTTGCTCCTCAGGTTGAATCTCTTGTCCTAATCGTTGTACTTCAGCTAAGGCATCTTCACGCCTATCACGTTCTTTATCACCCTTATCACGACCAAAGATCATGTCCCATCGAGCATCGTACTGCTCCTGAGCTACACTGAAAGGATTAGCCTTCTTTTTAGTCATGTTATCAATCTCTCGTTTTACGTCTGAGTCTCTCATAATACCTCCTCTTGTACCTCAACCATGCGACCAGTGTTCATGTCATACTTTAGCACACAAGCTGGCCCTGTATAACCATTGTAACGATTCTTAGCCACAGCCACTTTAGTCATGTGACGTTCATTGTCATCTGCTGCCATGCTGTTACGCTCCAATGTAATCACAGCATCACTCAGTTGAGCAATAGCACCTGAGCCTCTGAGCTGCGACAATGACACACTGCCTCCGTCTTCGTGGCCTTGGTTGCCTTGAAGTCTACGAAGGTGACTGACACAAATCAAGGTTATCTCCAGCTCTTGAACCAGTGTACGAAGCTTCGTCATCATGTTATCAATAGCCTTACGCTCATCTCCATTGTCTTGACCAGATATAACAATACTGATGTGGTCAAGAAAGATAACCCTGCAATCGCAAGCTTTAGCCATGTATCGGATTCTGTTGGCAATGTTGTCAACGTCACTGCTACCGAAATGGTCAAAGAGATAAACACGATTAGTACCAAGTGTTGCATCGAAAGCATCTTTAAGTTCCTTCTCAGTTGTTGGTGTGTCAGGCAAGTGCAGAAGCTTGTTAGCGTGTAACGACATAATGCTTCTAGCTGTCTTACGAGTGGACTCTTCAAGGAATAAACCTCCAACATTCCACTTGGTAGTGTTCAGTATATTGAACAATATTTCACGTAGGAATTGACTCTTACCCAAGCCTGAACCAGCAGTGACTGTGATTAACTCCGATGGCCTCATACCATAGAGGAGCTTGTTCAAGCCCTTCCAAGGGTACATAGCCTCAGCCTTAGCCTCAGGTTTAATCACTTCTTCCCACAGTGAGGCTGCATTGATGATGCCATCAGGGATGTACACCTCAGCTCTCCACCACTCATTCACGAACTCTTTGGTAGCACCTGCAATCAGGTAATCACAAGCATCTTTGTAGCCACTCAGGTGCTTCACAATCTTAGCCTTCTGACCAAACAGTTCAGCCACTTCCTTAGATGCCTTCTTACCCGGCTCATCAGCATCAAAGCAGATAACAATGCTATCGAAGGAGTTAAGCCACTCATACTGTGCCTTGCAGTCCTTTAAAGCAGCCTGTGCACCGTTTCTAACTGACACCACAGGGTAGAGGCTACCATTCATCTGAAAAGCTGCTAGAGCGTCAAGTTCTCCTTCAGTGATGGTGACTGCTTTGCCACCAGCGTGAAAGAGCTGCTGTCCGAAAAGCCTAGCATTCGTGAATGTTCCAAGAATGCTGAAAGTTTTGTCTGCCACTCGTCTAAGTTTTGCTGCAACAACTCCTCCGGCATCGTCAGTGTAAGGATAAAAGTGCTGTCCATTTTCTTGTGTAACTCCATATTTCTCACAGGTTTGAAGGGTAATACCTCTATCAGGTATCGACTTGATGGTTCCTTTGATGTCTAGCATCTGGGTCTTTCTTGGGCTACTTTGTTGATATGCAACATCTTGTTCTAACGATACAGTTTGGTGACAGTTAAAACAATATGAATGACCATCATCATAGAGACTGTTGGCATCTGAGCTTCCACAGTTATCACAAGCAGTATGCTTGAGAAACCTAGAAGTTGGTTGTGGTTTACGTACTAGGTTTAGCTTCATTTGTGTCTATGTCCTTACGTAGTTCTTCAATGACCTTCAATGCTCTCACATCAAGGTAGCCATAGTAGATTTCACCCCTAAGCTGGAAGGCAGTGAAGTCCTGTAGCAAGGCTAGACAATCAGCCTTTAGTTTGTCATCCTCATGGGTGTCACCAAAGTGTGACGGGAAAGGCCATGGTTTGTTATCGTCTATGTTCATTTGCTTAGTACCAGTTTAATTACAGTTACGATGGCGACAAAGATAGCCATTACCATGCGAAAGGGTCTTCCTGAGGAGGTACATACCCACTGTGAACCTTGTTTAAGACTGCCTCAGCAACATGAGACATAACCTTATCACGACCATTGTTCATAACTAATTCAGCCATACTGTCAATGACAGACCAATACCAGCATTCATACTGTACCAAGTCCATGTCATCATCATTCATCATTTCTATAGACATAAAATTATCCTTTCAATCGTGTCGTAAGACACTGGGGTTTACAGTCCAACTTTCACACTTTAAAGTCTTTATAAGTATATTACTTAAATAATACTTATATAGTGTATTTAACTTCTATGAATCATCCTAGATACTTTGTAGTATCTTTAAAGTTAGGGTAGCACACTTAGTACAGATTGTCAATGATCTCCTTCACTGTTAGTGTCTCCAACGTGACAGTCATCTTCCTCAGCCTCAGCACTGTCATCTATATCATCGGAGGATATAAGGTCTTTCCTGTCCTTTGTAGGTAGGTGAGAGTCAGCCTGTACAGTTTTAAAGCATTGCTGACATAGGTCAATGAATGTACCTGTCACTGCGTGTTTACGTGTACTTTCATAGTCTGTCAATATCCTATCACAACATAAGCATTTCATACATCTTCCCTCACTTCAATCAAGTTCATATCATCAAGGTCATAACCTAGCTGCTCATAGACCATGCTTTCAGCTTCTTCCTCATTGCTTGCATAGACCCATACATCCTTTGTAGGGCTTACCTGATAGCAGTACTCATTCATCTGATTTTCTCCTGTAAGGGTTAACTTTGACCCATGCTTTCATGTGCACTGGGTGTCCATTGGCATCATAATTTAGACTGTACATCCCGTCAATGTGTTTGAACCATAACATACCCATAGGTGTTTTAATGGGTGTCTCCTTAGGTACGTCATACAGTGGAATTGAAGGTTGTTCAATCCAGTCTTTTAAGTCAATCTCTGATAGCATTTATACATCCTCACTTTCTAAGGTCATTTTAAAGTGCAGGTGCTCACCCCAGTCGTTGAACTTACCCCTGAGCGTGTCCAATACTGCCTCAATGGTTTTGTCATCGAGCAAAGCATCAAACTTTATAGTAACCACTTCCACTTTAGGGTTATCATTTGTAAACCCTACAATAGAGCCTTTTGTGTATAGCATAGTATGTACCCCTTACCTAATGTAAAATGATGGCTTAAAGAGGCCATAGATGGCTTCCAAAGTGCTATTGTTGTCATGGTCAATGGTCAGTTGTTCATATTGCTCAGCTTTGTAAGCCTTTGATGCCTCCCATTGAAGATTCTCCTGTTGATCGTTTGAGATCACCTCAAGTACATCAATGCCCTGATACATTGCAGAATCTAAGCTTATACAATCCCCGTCTTCGTCAATCTGACATTGGACATCTACAATAGCACCTGAATCCTCTAATTGACCTACAAAGTGAAAGGTTATTGTGTCGATAGTCATTGTGTGTTTTCCTTACGTGTAATAGGTTTAGCAAATAGCCACTTATCGCCTAGGTTTCTGATTGATCTCACCCATTTGAGCCTATAACTTCGTCGCACGTGCTCAGGGACATCGTAAGACTTGAATAGTTCACGTGTGTGTTTTAATAGTTTAGTATTCATTTTAGTTACTGTTTCCCTATATAGCTTGAATGTACATATACTTAGAATAATCCCATGCTTCTAAGTTATCAATTATTACAGTGCTTTCAGTGCTTCTAGAAGCCTCTCTAAGCGCATCCTGAGAGTCAGTAGCCCCAATCATTATGAAACCATAACGGCCTCTGTAGCGGTAGCTTTTAAGGCCTTTGATTGCCAAAGGTTTATTGTGCGTTGTTTCAATCATTTTATTTAGTTCCTTAAAAATTCTGATAGATAAACTTACCGTCAGATGTTGACCCAATGACTGATGTACTATCGCACAGATAATTCATTACCTGCTGGGCTTGTTCTTCCTCGTTCTCATTTTCATCGATGTCAATGTCATAATCTGAGGCTATGGCTTGCCAAGTCTGCTCACTGTATTCGCAACAAATAGCGATAACATCAAGCTCAATTTCTTCGCCAGTATCTCGCTCATAAGATTCGAAATAGTCCCATAATTGCTCCAAGCCTTCGTGACTAAAGTTATCGGGTCGAATAGCCTTAAAAGCTTGTCTAAAGTCTGAGAACGTGACAGTTGTTTTCATGGTTTAACTTTCAAAGTTAGGCCGTAGCCTTTAAAGTGCGACAGTGCACTACAATGAAGTCTGTCACACTTCATCATGGTAAACTGTCACTTAGGAGACGTGCCCGCAACGTTTCCAGTCTTCGTATGTAGTGTAGTCATTAAAGACTACAAACTGACCTGCGTTAGAATTTACATGATAGTTCAAAACCTTGCGAATAATCGCATTAGGAAATGCTTTCTGTGCTTGATAGCGTGTGTCAAAATAGTTCATGATAATAACCCTTTACTTTACTAATACATCAAAATAAGCCAATGCACCACCCGCCAACATTAGGCCGATAAGTACTGCGAAGCATACGTCTATAATCTTATCTAACATTTTAAATCTCCGAAGTTTCTATGTCGTTAATGAGTCGTTGAAGCTTGTCCTGTTGCTGAACCAACAGTGACCAACTATATGAGACATCACTTGTCTCTGTCAATGCCTCCTTAGTTTTCTCTAGGCAGTCCCTCAGTTCCTGCAGTGTCCAGCCACTGGGTGTTGGTAAGTATGACATGATATAATCCTTTATATTGTTGAACCGCAACCACGACCACCAGCTTCACCAGTTGCCCAGTCTAGCAGGTCAAATGCGTCTTTATACTGCAGTGTCTTCTTAACTGGTGCTTCAAAGCGGTTGCCGCCTCGACTGTACCTTTGTGCCTCAGCGTCCTTCTTGGTCTTCGAGATGATCGAGTATGCGTCTGCATCGTCCTTGCACTCGCAGTACCAGTATGTCAGTGTCGCCATGTTGTGCTCCTTTGGGTTAGTAGGTCAGCTCCTTGCCTTCCTTGTCCTCTATTATCCAGCTGAACCTTACACGAAACTTACAAACACCTGTTTTTGACAATTATTTGCAAACTTTAAACCCTTACGTATAAACCCTAATGCCTTGCACCAGTCGAAGCGATTAGAAGCCCTCAGAGGCCATAACAGGGTGTCAAGCCACTACCCCCTTAGACAAAGTTACTAACACCACAACTAGTACTTATCCACAATTCTAGGTCTTATATAAGACTTTGCCTGTGCATAACTGTATACCCCTAGGAGTATCTTATCCACACCTTGTGAGTAACCTGTGGATAACTCTTGTGTTGTATATTAGCAACACTGTATACCCTGCAGAGTATATACCCCTACCAGTATAGGTATACTTCAAAGGGTGCTACATTGCCCTGCACACCTGTCGACTTTACGACACTACACTGTCAATATTCCGACACCCTAGATCATAAGTGTACATATGAGTTTAGAGTGAGTGCTTACTAACTTCAGAGACACTACAATGTAAGTAAGTACTAACTTCATAGGGGGGAGGGTCATCGTAGCTATGAATGTTATTGTAGGAGCCTCTGAAGTTCACAAAAAAGAGTATGGGAGTACACAAAAAGAAGAATATAGACCATCAGAGTCCTGAGACATAACCCTATGATTTGTAAGGCTAAAGTAGAACTTCAAAGTACTAACCAGACACCCTAAAAATGGGGAACTTCAGCGAAGCGTATAAGTAAACATATATGTGACTACAATCACATGAAAGAAGAAATATATGTGTACATGACAATAAAAGCTTGACAAATAGACAAAAGTATGATACAATATTCTCTATAGGAAATAATTGTGTTTACTAAGTAGCCTGACCCCACTACTAAGTTAAGTCTTCTAAGCCTGAGGTGTACACCCTAGTAGGGGAACATAGTAGTTAAACACACTTAAATAAAACTATTATAAGTATAATTTAAGTTGTATTAAATACATACTTTATAAGTATAATTAATATTATGTCTTATAACTTTAATATAATGTCTTAGTACTATATAGTACTCCACTTAAATGTCTCCTTGATATAGGACAAAGACGGGCAATGACTAAACCAACAGGTAATAAGATAGGTCGAACATCCACTAAGGCTTTAAAGTCTATAAGTGAGAACCGTGGTGTAGGTAGACCTAAGGGTGATGCTGCAATCATCAATGAGTACAAGCTTAGGATGTTAAACTCACCTAAGAGTGCTAAGGTGTTAGAAGCTATATATGATGCAGCATTGAATGATGAACATAAGAATCAAGCAGCAGCGTGGAAGTTAATTGTTGATAGGATTGTCCCAGTGAGTGTCTTTGAGGCACAGAAGTCAGGTAGTGGTAATATGCCACAGATCAGTATCAATATATCAGGGCTTAATAGTCCTACACTGGAAACAGTAGAGAATGTGTTAGACGTAGAAGTTAAAGACTAACCCGAGAGGGCTTTCAGTACGTTACAGGTGCGTACGGTCGAACACCTGTTTTTAATCCTTTGAAAGGGAATCGGAATGGAAACTAAACAATGTACTTCATGTGGTACAATAAAAGGTATTGAGGATTTTCACTGGCATTATAAAAGTAGAGGTGTACGTAGACATAGTTGTAAGATTTGTCGTAGCAATGTTGAAAAAGAAAGACAACGGCAAGACAACTATAAAGTTAAACGTAAAGACTACACTTTAAAGAAAGCCTACAACATAAGTGCTGATGAGTACTATGAGAAATTAAAGTACCAGAACTATGGTTGTGGTATTTGCGGTAAGAAACAAGAAAGTAAGCAACTGGCAGTAGATCACTGTCATGCTACAGGAAAGATAAGGGAACTGTTGTGTGGGCCTTGCAATACAGGTTTAGGACAGTTTCAAGACAATCCAGAACTGCTAATAAAGGCAGCGGATTATTTAAGGAAACATAGTGGCAACTCTTGATTTTAAGCTTCTAAACTGGCAACAAAACGTATTTAAGGATACTCACCGTTTTAAAGTTGTAGCCGCTGGTCGTCGTTGTGGTAAATCCAGACTATCGGCTGTGTCTTTATTGATTGAAGCATTAAACTGTCCTGAAGGTTCGGCTGTAATGTATATTGCGCCTACTTTGGGACAAGCCCGATCGATTCTTTGGGACTTGCTACACGATCTTGGAAGACCTGTAATTAAGTCAAGTCACGTTAACAACCTTGAGATTACACTGGTTAATGGGCGTAAGATTCTAGTGCGAGGAGCTGATAATCCCGACTCTTTGCGTGGTGTCTCACTAACTTATGTTGTCCTAGATGAATGTGCTTTTATTAAACAAGATATTTGGGAAAAGGTAATTCGAGCTTCTTTGTCTGACCAAAAGGGACGAGCTTTGTTTATCTCAACACCCAGCGGTAGAAACTGGTTTTATGACATCTTTAATCTTGGAAAAGATACTGATGACGAAGAATGGAAGAGTTGGCACTTCACCACAGCTGACAATGAGACTATTGATCCTAAGGAAGTTGAGGCTGCAAAGAGAACACTGAGTTCATTTGCATTCAAGCAGGAATACCTGTCTAGCTTTGATACTGCAGGTGCAGATGTCTTTAAAGAGGAATGGTTTAAGACTGCTGAAGAACCTCAGTTTGGTACATACATTGTAGCCATTGACTTAGCTGGCTTTGAAGAAGTTGGTAAAAATGCAGGTGCATCTAAGAAGAGACTGGATGAGACAGCCATTGCAGTGGTTAAGCTTGAGGACAATGGTGACTGGTGGGTTCACAAGATCCAGCATGGTAGGTGGGACATTAGAGAGACTGCAGTTAACATCTTGAAGGTGGTTAGAGACTTCCAGCCTACAAGCATTGGTATTGAGCGAGGAGCATTGAAGAATGCTGTACTGCCTTACCTGAATGACTTGATGAGGAAGAATAACATCTATGCTCACATACAGGACTTAACTCACGGGAATAAGAAGAAGACTGACAGGGTTGTCTGGAGCTTACAAGGTCGTATGGAACATGGAAGGGTATCCTTCAATGAGAAAGAAGACTGGAGTGAGTTTAGAGATCAATTAGTGATGTTCCCCACAGCTGGTGTACATGATGACTTGGTAGATGCTTTAAGTTACATTGACCAGTTAGCTATCACAAGCTACAACACAGACTACGAAGATGATGACTACGAAGTCTTAGATATTATCAGCGGATATTAACCTAACACACAAAGGAATTTAAAATGGCTACAGATAAAGAACTTGAAGATAAACGCTCTCGCTTAAAAGCTCAAGCACAGTTCTATAATCCTAAGAATATTGCAAAACCAGAAATAGTCTATAAGAATACACGTAAGAAGTCTGATGACGAAGCTTATGCTTCAGCTAATATGCGTGCCAATATGGTTGAGCAAGAACAAGAAGCACGTAGCCGAGCACCCAATAGTCGTGAACAGTATCAACACGAAAAAGAGCAAGGTGATCCTAATGCTATCCGTCTGTCATACGAAGAATGGAAGAAACTTTAATTATGGCTTTAACTAATAACAATCAGTTCGATGAAAATAATAATCAGTTCGAGGAACCTACAGAGACTGAGAAAGAACTAACTTCATGGATTACTCAGCACATTACTCGCTGGCGTGACCACCGAGATGCTAACTACATGGACTTGTGGCAGGAGTATGAGCGAGTCTTCCGTGGTATCTGGGCTTCTGAGGATAAGACTCGTGAGTCAGAGCGTTCACGCATCATCTCTCCAGCTACTCAGCAAGCTATTGAGACTCGCCATGCTGAGATCATGGAAGCTATCTTCGGTCAAGGTGAATTCTTTGACATCTCAGATGATGTTCTAGATGTAGATGA